GTTAGGCTTCGACCTTGATTGCGGCGTCGGGCTCCTGGACGTAGTACGACCGCCGGGTGAAAATCTGCATCATTTCCACCTGTCGTTCCGGAGCCTCGTACTGGTTGGTCTGGATGTCGTCACGGATCGCCTCGTAGGCGTACTCGTCCGTGTCGACCATGTAGCCTTCACCGTCCGTCGAACTGAGGGCGTCGTCGTCTGCCACCATGACGTCCATACCGGCGACCCGACCGATCGATCCTTCCCGAACGGTGCGATCGCCCAAGTCCGATGCTCGAAGGAACTGATCGCTGGTTAGGAGATCGGCTTCGGCCTGAATGTTGACGACCAGAACGTCGGGCGAGTAAAAGTCCTTGCGAAGCGTTTCGCGGGCGTCAATGACGTCTTCGTACTCGAACTTCGAGGTGTCGGCCTGATTGCCGGCCGGCGAGTTGGAATTGACGTTATTCGCCATCTCCTCGAAGGCCATGTCGTTGAGGAATTCCGACATCTGCCGGGCCTGCCGGTTGAGCATGTCGTCGACGATATTGAGGTTCGTATCCTCGCGGGCCTCCATCGTAATCGGCGTCGCAAAGCCGTATTTCTGGAATTCGATCTGCTCGGTCGAATAGCCCTCCTCGTCGAAGGGGAACTCCGCGCCCTCGGCGATTGCCTCGGGCTTGCCCATCTCGTCGCCGAGCGTCCAGATCTCGTAGGTATTGGTGTTGATACCGCTCAGGTCGAGCGGCCGGTAGGCCCCGCGCCACATGAGATTCTCCTGAAGAACCTCTTCGACACGCGCCTGAATTGCCTCTTCACGCAGAACTTCGTTGCTTTTGAGTGCCATTAAAAGAAAGTGAAAGTGAAAGTAACAGTAGCCGTATTAGGGTGATAGAAAGTCGATACAGACCGCTCGATTATCGGGCGACCAGCTTTGCGGTGTGCGTTCCGGTGCCGTCGTCGACCGCATCGGAGAGCGAGAGGTAGCCTTGGTCGTCGGCGTGGCCGAAGGTGTTGTCCGTTTCGCCGCCAGCAACGTCGGGCGATCCGAGCGACTCGCCAGCAACGACCGAACTGTCGACGATCGCCTTGAAGACGCCACGGTGAGCAACAGTGACGACCGGATCGCTGCCGCTCGACTCGCTATAGAACACGCCGATAATCGTATCGCCTTCAGTCGCCGATTCGACGTTGCCGGAGGCGTTGATCTTGACCGGTTCGCCCTCGGTAAGACCCGCATTGTAATCCTCGAAGGTAGTGTAATCGCCGTTTTTGTGCACTTCGTCGCCGGGCTTTAGGTATGCCATTGAAAGAAAAGAAAGAAAGTGAACGTGAGTGTGAGTGTGAGTCTAATCGGAGAACGAGACTACGTTACTGATCAGCGGTGAGCTCGTCGAGTTCGGCTTCGAGCTCTTCGGCCGCCGTATCCCAGTTGTGATCGTGATACCACTCGATCGTGTCTTCGAGGTCAGCAACGCGCTGTTGCTCTTCCTCGGTAAGTTCGGCTTCGAGCTCTTCAGTTTCGGTCCCGCCACGGGGAGCCGGGTCCGGCTCGTCGGCTTCGGTGGCCTCGGGTTCGTCGTCGAGCTCTTCAGTTTCCGATTCGCTATCGGCATCGTCAGCGGTCTCATCGACCGCCTCGATCTTCGACCGAAGCTCCGAAACCGAAAAGTTCTCCGAGAGCTCGTCGGCATCGAAATGGTCGACGTCTTCGGCGAGATCCGACGCGAGTGCTTCGCGCATCTCGTCGACTTCTTCGAGTCGTTCCTCGTATTCTTCGAGCTCATCGACGCGCTCACGGAGCTCATCGCGCTCCTCTTTGGCGTCGGCGAGGCGCTCCATCTCTGCGCGGAGCTCTTCGTACTCGTCGCCGTCGGTTTCAGCGGCGGCTTCGAGCTCGTCGAGATCCGACCGCTCGATCACGACAGGTTTGGAGAATTCGTCGGCCGATTCAGGAAGGTATTCAGCATCAATAGCGACAGTATCAGTCATTATTGAGAAATTTTCTTTAGTTGGTGAATATGATTCAGAAACGATCATCCGGATAGGATCGGAATCATTTCGAGTCGGTTGGTTAGCAGACGATTCTCCAGTGCCGACCTCGTTCTCGGGCTGAGTATCCGACGATTCGTCCGTCGGGTCAGAGCCGTCATCGACCGAGGCTCGTTCGGGTTCGTACTCATCGTCTTCGTCATCGTCGACCGGCGGTTCAGAATCGCCGAAATCGTCTTCAGCGCCTTCGCCTTCAGCTTCTTCGCCTTCGGCTTGAGAGTCGGCAGGGTCGACTGGTTCGCCGTCATCGGCAAACGCTGCTTCGAGTTCCTCGGCCGACATCTCATCAGTATCGCCGACTTCGACCGTATTCGACTTTGCCGCGCCGGTGATCACCAGCGAGAGGTTGTCGAACACTGCCCGATCGATCGGGAAAGCATTCGTCTCGTCGTCACGCTCTAATTCCTCGACTGGAGTGTGGACGACACGAGGGGAAACTTCCAGCTGGCCATTGCGGACTTTCTGTGCTAACGCATCGTCAAACAGATCAGCTTGATACAACACACCGACGCCTTCCTGGAATTTGGCGTCGGTAACACGGCCGACCGATCCCTTGGTAGTGTTCTCGTGATCGCGGACGAGCGGTCGACCGGACAGCGTACTGGCTGCGGACTTCAGCGTCGAAGCCGGCCAGAGTTTGCGAACTTTGCTTCGACCCCTGGTGACGTCACCGGAGCCGATTGCGATTCCGTGTATAGTATGCGACGACGACTCATCGCTCTGTTCAGCGAGAATCGCTGGTTGTGGCGGAGCGAAATGATCGTCGCGCTGTGAATCAGTGATACTCATAGAAAGTTAGGTCACGCCGAGGGTTGGGCTTGTGTCTCGCCACCGGCATCCGTTGCGGAAGTGGTCGATCCCGATCCGGTACCTTCGTTCGCCGATCCGGATGGACGCTGATTGCCCTGGCCTTGAGCCTGCTGGGCACGTTCGTCATCAGCTCGATCCGACCGATAATTGATGGTCGTGCCCTGTTCGTCGAGAACACGCTCGGGAGCTTCGCCTTCCGGCGGCGAGATATGGAGTTTGATACCGGATTTGTCCCAGCCCTGAAGATCGCACTTCAAGTCCAAGACCTTCTGGAACGCATATTCGAGTTCACGCCGTTCGTGACGGATCTCGCGGCGAACGTGCGTGTTCTTCATCTTGGTCGGTTCGGTCTCGATGTCTCCAAGGAATTCAGTGACGAACCGGCTCATCGGCAAGCCGGTCAGAATGTGGTTGATATCGTAGGCGACCGACGATTCGAGATCGGGAACATCGCCTCCGATCGTGTTGAGACTGACATCGCCCTGGACACCGTGTTTAGTGCCAGGAGTGTAGTTGTCTTCGCTCTCGGCCGTCATGAACTCTTCAATCTCGTCGGGATGCCATGGGTCGTCTTCGGACCCGAACCCGAACATCCACACCGGCCAGGCCTTGTTCTCGATGGCCTTGTCCTTGTCCTGGAGCTTCTTACGGAGCGCTTGGACACGGGGTAAGACTCCCTCGATCGAACTCGTGCCGTATTGCTCGCCGATATCGGCGTCCTGAGCCAGCTTCGTGATCTGATCCCTCGTGAAACCCACGGGGTCTTTATTGCGAAACGACTGGCCGTAATATTGAACATAGGCCGGCGTCGTTCCCGTCGACTCGGGATGAAGCGACGCTGGAGCCTCCGGGATTTCATTGTCTCCACTCGGCGAATCGTCGTCCGGGCCGAGCAGGAGCGACCGCCCTTCCATCGTAAAGGTCGTCACGGTCTCCGGTGGAAGCAACTGCAACGAATCCAGCGTTTCGGGCTCGCCGAGATCCGCTCCATCGCCGCTGGAGACGTCAGTCCCGCCGGTCGGCGAATCGCTTCTTGGAACGTGCTCGACCAAGACCGTTCCTCGGACGTGTTTCTGGGCAACGATCTTCTTGAGCAAGAGCGTGAGATCGAGGCCAGCTTCGCCGTCGATGATCGCCGACTGGCGAAGCCAGTGTGCCATGTCCTGGGCAGTCTGGTCGGACTCGGCTTCGACCCACCAACCGGGTTCGGTCACCTCGTCGGCGAAGGAGTTGATGGTTTTCCGAATGAACGGATCGATCTCGAACTCCCGCCAGTACCGATCCATCTCATCGATCGGCGGCGAATAGACGTCGAGGCCTTCAGGATCGTTTAAACTCGTCGCTCGCTGGGGAGCTTTGCCCCTGGGAATCGGAGCGACCGGCTGATCGTGTTCGGCCAACTCGGCGATGGCGCTCGTGAATTTAGATCCGAA